AATAAACTCATAGATGTTGTTAGTGAGATCATTAGAAAGTGGAGTATATTTTGACGTGCTTCTAAATGATAGAGGTGGGCCTTGGCGACGTGACGCAACTGTGCCTTCAACAGCTTGAGTGCCTGGTGTTGTTGACGTGTCAGAGATGTGGCTCCTTGTCGCAACATCCTTCTGGTTCATCAAATTGAGATTGTTGACCAGCTTCTGGTAGTCACGATCGCCTGCATCCAGCTTCTTCTTTATGTAGTAGTCGCCTGTCTGCCTAATGCTAATTGCCGTGCCAAAGACGTCTGCCTGCGTCTTGTGACCAATGGTACCGCGTTTTATTGAAATGAGAGGCAAGATCAATGTATTGTTCTTATCACGTAGCGGATTATCACGACGTGTTAGTGCAAAACGTTCACCTGACGCAAAGATGACAGGAACACGTGTTGTCTGATTATTGACTTTTGTCTCGAATGCCAGTTTCTTATCAAATAGAGTAAAAATTGCACGATCGATATCCTCTATTCCAACAGGAGGAATAGAAAAATCGTCCGGGACGTTGGTGCCTTCATAGCCTGTCTTTATTTTATCTGCCATCTTATGACTCGTCGTAGAATGCTGAGCCTACGTTCTCTGGATCACCGCTTGGTGACACCTCAGCAGGTCCGGTAAGCGGCGCGTCCAACACACCTGTCCTCTGTAGATCTCGAACATCGCCTGTCTTTCCAAGCCTGTTCTCTTCAAATCCACGTTGTTGAACAAAGGTTGTCTGCACGGCATCTGGATCTGAGTATGCTTCTGATGTTGGGCCAAAAACTTTGGTGATAAATTGTCCTTTACGTGCCTGCTTACCCGACACTGTCACGTAACTTTTGTGCTCGATCTGTCCAAAGATGACGTCTGATCTGGGTGCCTTGATTATTTCAAAGAATGTCTCGCCATATGAGAAAAAGTCACCCTCTCTAACATCTATCTGCTTGTCAATCAGATCTCTTTCTTGTATGTAGCACTCGATGTTGTAGTATTCTTCCGACCCAAATCGATTCGTCTTTACCTCTTGCCCTGAGTACTTGACAAGTGCATCGATCTCTATTGGGTTCTCAAAGATTTTGTTGGGTGCCTCTTCGTAGACGTCGTGCACTCTCGACTTGATCTCTGAGATTGAGTAGTAGTAGATCTTCTGGCCAATGACGTCTTTAACGACTTCTTTCATGATGTCGTTGATAAAGTTAAGCTCTCGCTCTGTTACAAAGAGGCGTGCCATTCATCACCCCGTAAAGATTGCTTTGCCGTTGGGCGGCGGGATAAACTTCAACTGCTTACTCAAGTTTTCTGACCTGGTCGCTTGCTGCTCGATCAGTTTGTCGTAGGTCATAGTGTCGAGCATCTCTTTCAACTTTGTGATGAACTCTTTCCTATCTTCTCGACCCTTTGAGACGAGGTCAGCACCGTTTAGTGTGACGTTGCCGCCTGGCACTGGAAGCGTGCCCATCTTGCTGCGGATGTACCCGAGCGTCTCCATCGATAACGCGAGCGTGTATTGTCGGATCCACTGCCTGCCAATTGAGTTGATACGATTAAATTTCAAGTTTCCAAAGGGAATGTTAGAAAGATTAGAAACACCATACAAAGATTTATCATTAAATGCAGGCTTTAGTGGATCCTGCATGAATTTAACTCGCATAAAGAGACGCGGCATAGGTGCTGTCACCTGTGTTGGCATGGGGTAAATTCTTATCTTAGTGCCGATGAGCTTGTAGGAATAATTTGAGCGTCGAACACGGTTTGAGAGATCAAGCTGGCCTGCTCTTAGTATGTCTTCAAAGACGGGCAGAACATAGAAAATTGTTTCTGGAGTAAACGATTCGAACGAAAATGCATTGTTAAGGTAGTTGATCGCAGATGTCGTGTCAAAAAAGCGATACGCGGCCTGAGGTGAGAAGTGAAAAACTTCACTGACTCGCATCTTTCCACCCATCGTATTCAAAGAAGAACTGATAACAGGTGTATTATTAGCATCAACGAGCTCTGTGTAGAAGTCATAATCTTGTCGACCTGCTTCAAGCTGTATCGACCCAGAGATCTGGTTGTATGCACCACCGACATCAGCCTCAGATGCATACGGCTCTGCGTATCTTGCTAAAAATTCGAGGCTCTCTCTTGGATATAACTGCTCGCCCCCGGTTAGCGTCCCTGTTGCATATCCTAACCAGTTAACAAGCTGACTTTTTGCCTGATACTGATTAAGAATTGATCCATACTCAAAGCATGCTTCTTCAAAGTTAGCCCAAATCTGTTTCTTAGTCAACTCAACAGAAAGGATATCATCACCAAGACGACGCTTGACAAACACAATCATCTTGTCTGCTTCTGTTATAAAGTCAGATTCGAGGTCAAAAACTCCGAAAGGTGTCGGATTTGCTGTTGTTGCGAATGTAGACATCAGACACGCCCTTGCTCTATACTAAGTATCGAGCAAGACGTGTTGTGCCTGCATCAAGCTTTTCGACGCTTCTTTGAGATCTCAATAGCAGCAAGCTGTCGCAGAGCACCTGACTTAGTATCGTGAGTTCCCAATCTTTTACCACCTTTCTTGGGGTATACAGCCCACTTCCCATCAGGAAGATGAACTAACCTCTCTTGCAGGATAGCTCTCACAATCTTCCTGATGAGTTCTTCAGTCATCTGCGCTTTTTCTTATTGTTGCTAAAGTTATTTTGTGTTACGACCTTGACAGGATCGGGCACTTCTGCGTCCTTTGCGTCTTCTATGACAGCTTCTTCTGCTGTAAGTTGAACCTCTGCCACATCTTCTGTAGTAATTGATGCAATTGTTTCTGCTAATTCACTAATAACTGCGTCTGCATCAGCAAAATGTGAGCTATCATCGATTACCTCTTCTACAGCAGAATTAGGCGTAACACTTGATGATTTTACATTTTGTATCCGACGTGCTTCTTTTTGCCACCAACGACGTCCCATAAATCTTTCTCCTATGCTCTAAATATCACTCTCTGCTGCTTCTGTTAAATTGTCTATTTTAGTGTATTGATCATTGTATTTTGATTGACCATACAATCTGCATTATCTGATGCTGCTCTGATGATTTATTGATGATGCATCCAAAACAAAACGGCCACCCCGAAGGGTGGCCGCCTGTTTGCCTTATCGGCTAGAACATCAGATGATGTTCATGTCGAGGCAGGTTACGGTGCCGTAGAAGTCGCTGCGGACCATCTTCTTGCCGTAGCGAGTCATCACGCCCTTACGTGGGGTGAAGTCCTCGGGGGCGAAGATGGTGGGAGTGACGATCAGTGGGACGTAAGGAGCGTAGACGTAGCCGGTCTCGAGGTAGCTACCACCCTTGTAACCGACGAGGATCTTGTTACGGGGGAAGTAGGGGTCCTTGTAGACGGTGAAGCGGTTGCTGAGGCTGCCGATGGGTGTTGCACCGATCGAGAAGCCGCTGCCGACCTGGCCCTGGCCGTCGAGGCTGTAGCTGGGCTTGTAGAGGACCGAAGCCTCGAGGACGGTGGCGACATCGGGTGAAACCACGATGAAGTTGGCCGAACCACGAAGGGTCTTGCGGTGGATCTCGTTGGCGACGTCGATGATGGTCTCGATGAGGGTCTCGTACCACTCACGGACGGTACCAGTGAACTGGGGTCCGGGTGCGCTGCTGTTCTGGAGAACCTCGGCGCCTGTCACCTTGTTGAGGAAGCGTCCTGGTGCACGTGACCAGTAGTAGTTGGCGCCGTTGGCCTGGGTGAGCAGGTCGTTGAGGATCTCACGGTCGATCTCGAGAGCGATCTGCTCGGAGAGGATCTGAGTGAGCTCGACCTCGGCGTCCATGCTGTGGTAGGCGTTGAGGTCCTGAGCGAGCTCTGGGCTCCAGCGAGCGCGCAGCTTACGAGTGGTAGCTGTGACTGCGATCGACTCGATCTTGATGTCGATCTCGGGGATGATTGGCTGTGGGCCGTTGCCGAGGCCGAAGTCGGACTCGAACACGGGAACGGTAAGAGCCGATGCATCGGTGGTGTCAGCGCTGAATGCGTCGGAGATGACGTAAGAAGCGGTGAGGAAGGGGCCGCCTGCAACTGATGCCGCGGGTGTGAAGACACCGGACACAACAGTGAGGATTGCTGCATTTGCATCGCCAACTGCTACGAGAGGATTAGGTGTGAAGACACCGCCGCT